TCAAAGAAAGCATATAATTGAGTTAATGGTTTGCACTTAGAAACTATAAATTCAATGTTTCTAGAACGCATTACATTGATAACATCTCTACTTACAACTCTGTCGCCAAATGATTCATTATCCCATTGTTCTGTAACGATCTTTCTAATACCAGTTCTAGTAGATGTTCCTGTCTGCCAAGTCTCTTGGTGAGTATCTTGAATTGTTGTAACAGTCTGAACAGTATCAAATCTAGAAAGGTTTCTACCACTACCACCGTTAATCCAACCTCTTTTAAGAATAACTTCATTAGTTCTTGAAGGGCCTGCTTCTTGTCTTGTCGTAGTCCAACTATTGGTTTCTGTTCCAGTCCATGTAGTTTCCCAAGGATTCCAGTGAATTGGGCTCATTCCAGTTTGTGGATCTACACCCCATTCTCTTTGGTTATCTGCCATTGTTTGAGCAAAGTTACCTTCTGCTTTAACAATTTTTGCTTCAATTCTTGCAGTATCAGTCCAAGTATCAGAATTTGGAGAGATTTTTAATGTTGCTTGCCAGAAACTAACCAAGAATGGTGTAACACTTTCAGTTCTAGTAGCAAATTGCTGACTTAACCAATCAACTTCAGTATAATCAAGAGTTACAACACCATCTGCTTGTCTTCTTACGTTAGTTCCTTCAGGAGCTAAATATGCACGATCAACACTAGGATCAACATCTTCAACAGGGCCTGCTTGAAGATCAATCGAAGTTGTGTAATGTTGAGGTCTTAATTCCTTATGAGTAGGATCTAAACTATTTTTTATCTTAAGGCCTTTTGTTTCTTGAGTCTTAAGACTAGTAAAATTATCAACAAAGAAACCTGACTTAAATTTATTCATTCCATCTGCATCAGGAACGAATAAGTTGGAAGTTTCAGTTTCAAGCATAGACAATGAAGTATAATATTCTAGATTTTTAATTCTATCTTCAAGTCGTTTAATATCTTGCATTCGATATCTCTTATGCTTCATAAAGTTAAGAGATGCTCTATCTGTTTGGAAAAGATATGGTGGAAGTTCAACCATAGCAATTTCTATAGCATCTTCAATAGCAACAGGAGTTTCCATTTTCTCAGATGGATCACCATACTGAACTTGGAATTTACCAGTTTTATCTAAGAAAATTCTATCTTTTCTACCAACATAGAAATCAAAATTGGTAATAATTGATTCGTCTGATGCTAAAATATTCTTAGCAGAACCACCAGATGCTGTAAACGATCTTCCATAAAATTCTAATGGAGATCTAGAATCAGCAACTACAGTGTAATTAGAAACTTTAGGTCTTATATCAATAGTATCTGTAACCAATTCACCATTAATATATGGGATATCTTTACTATAATCCCAACTATCATATGAATTTTTTACCGTAATATCACCTTCATCAGTTGATTCATAGAATCCACTAGTATAATAAACCTTTAAACCCTTTTTAGGTGATTTAGCATTTATTTTTCTAGTAATATATCCATAATCATAGAAAGTATTCTTTTGCCCAGTAGTAAATGTATAATTTGCAGAAATATTTCTACTTGGATTATCTAAAACTGAGATAACACCTTGAACCTTAGATTCTGAGAATGTAATTACTTCACCTTCTTCAAATGCAGTTTGATTCTGTATGATATATGTTATTTGAGTATCAGTTATTTTTTCAGCATAAACTGCAATAGCACCACTATCAGCTCCAGTAAGTCTTTCCCCTTCAATAAGATCTGTGGTTTTACCAGTAGCACCATTTAATGAAACTAAAGTCATCTTCGGTGCAGATGCGGTAGAAGTATCATTGGATTCATATATGCCAAGAATCCTAACAACATCTCCTTGATTTAAAGAAATTCTCTCATCCTGAACTCTAGTTCCATATGGGAAATTACCATAAACCAAACCATCATTTAAAGTAGTTGCTCCTATACCAGATCCAGTAAGTCTAGAACTATTAACTACAGTAGCATTTACTCTATTTTGCCTCTTAATTTTTGCAGATGGTTTTGATTTTGTTAATGTTGCAACTAATGTGCATCCAGTTGTAGCAGAACCTAAACCTTCAATTTGCAATACTGTATTTCCAGTAGTAAACTGGAACATATCATCAGTAAGTGCTATAACATCTCCATTTGGTCTTACAAAAATATACCTTTCCTCATCAAAGGGTAAGAAAGATTCATTTGTATCTGCAGTTATTGCAGAAGTCATTCGACCTAATCCTGTATTTGGATTAATAGCAACATCAACTGAATAAGATTTTCTAATAGTTAATGTAGCATCAGTAAGATCAACATCCGAAATAAAAGGTTTCGGCATTAATGTATATAAACTATTCTCAAGTGCAGTTTCTAATGGAGTTTGAACAAGTCTTAAATTTGGAGTGACTAAATCTGATGCAGGAATTTGACCCTGTATAACACCAGTTACTGTTGATACACCAGTAATCTTAACACTATTTGTTGCTACTTCTGTTATTCTTGCAAATGATGCTTCATTATTACCTAAACCACCAAATGCTAAGATATTATTTACCTTTAAAATTCCAGGAAATAACTCATTCTCACTAGTAACTGTGCATATACCTGTTGCATCATCTATTTCAGTAATCTTTGCCTCACCATAAACAAAATGATTCTTTTGTATAATATCACCAGTAAAACTTTTTGCTGCACCAACACTACCCAATTCTGGGCCACCATAAATTTGCTTAACATCTGACATTCCATAAGATGTTACAGCAACAGCAACTCTATTATTAGATACACCATTAAAGTCAAATGGTTCATTCTTTAAGAAATCACCTTGCTTTTCATAGATTTCTAAAGAAGTACTATTACTAACAGCATTTTTTAAGAATCCAGTAGCACCACTATATCTTCCTTTAACGTAAGTAGGAACAGATAATGATATATCATCATTTAATGTTAGGCGAGTTGTTAACTGAAGATCATATAAAGATATATCCCACTCATTAGTATCAGAATTAGATGTAGAATAAGAACCTGATTCTAACGCATAATCATAAACCCTAGCAACACCAATCTCAGATCCTGCCATCTTAAAGGAATTATCACCACTTCTCTGATCTCTTAAACTAACAATATAAGTATTTCCAATACCTATAGTTGGAGCTCCATAAACCCTATTAAGACGAAGAGTATTTCCTGTATTATAAGTTACTCCTTGACTTTCTAATTTTTTACTTGTTCTTGGTTTTGGTGCATCAAGATATGTAGAACTAATAGTTTCTATCTCATATCCTTTAACAAATGCTTTTCCAGGCCCTATTTGATATACTCCAAGATCATCTGATGCTAATGTTCCACCTTGAGTAAATTCGCCTTGTTTATATACACCATTATTACCAAGACCATCATTTAAAGAATTTTTTACTATAACATCAAATGGTGTGATAGTATAATCTCCAGACTCTTCATAAGTTCTACGAGCCATTTCATCGGCTATAAAACTATACTTGGTATTCTTTGTTTGTGATCTTAAAATTCCATCATCAACAACTGCTAATTCTATAAAATTAGAATCATTGAAATCATCTAATGGTTTAGCATACAATGAAGCTGTTATTTTAAGACGATCAGCACCTGGTGCAGCATAGTTATTAAAACCTTTTGAGTTATCTGCTAATGTTTCATCCTCATCAGAATTTATAATATCTTCATTAATTCTTAAACCTATTCTAGCACTAGGAAAATTCTCATATTGACTTAAAATAATAGTCTCATCTTCAATATTAACAAAATTACCTCTTATAAAATAAACACCATTTGATATTGAGAAAGATGCAGCAGTAGCTGTTGCATTATTTGCTATACATGATGCAAAAGATTCTCCAGATGGTATAAATGCATTATTTTCAGGCCCAGAAATAATATCACTATCAGCAGTTAATAATTCCCCATCAGCAAATGCTTTGATATTACTATCTTCAACACCAGATGACATATAAGAAATATAAAGAGTTAAATTTCCTCTTTCAGATTCTTCTGGTTTTAAAACTTGTTTAATTATAGCAGTTACACCAGTTGTTAAACCGATTATTTTTCTATCAATTAACTGCTCAATATAATAATCAACAGGAACACCCAAATGGGTATTATTCAGTTCTACAGCATAGTAATTTGGTGAATACGCAGTATTTCCTGGAATTACTTTAGCACCTTCTTTAAAGAAGTGTTGACCAAACTTCTCTATCTGATTTTGAAGAATCGATTGAAGACCAGTTAATTCTCTAGCCTGAACAGGATATCCAGGTTTAAAAAGAACCTTATGATAACCATCATTCGGATCGAAATCGTCAAAATATGGTGAAACGTTTAGATTGGTTTGCTGAGCCATAGTATTTTAGAACTGTAATATGATTTTAATGTCTTCTTTTTGATTTGAAGATCGTGTAATGGCTGGTCTGTGGTCAACATAAATCATATTTCCAGAGTATTTTTTAACTTCTGGGTTTGACATTCCTTTAGTGAATGACTGACCAAGATAATATGTTCTATTATTTATTGAGGTAGATAGACCACTAAATGTAGTGCTAATGGATAGATTAGAACTACCACCAACAATAATTCTATTACCACCTGCAGTTGGATCTGAGGTAAATCTAGTTGTATCGTATCCGTAGATAGCAGCAGTAGCACTTTGTGCTATACCAACTGTAGTAAAACCAGCAATGGTTCTATCTTGCCAATACTTTAAAACTCCAGTAGTTGCATCATAAGCAAGAACTTTACCGTAAGCAGTAACACCTGTTCCAGTTGTTTGAGATATCAAACTATCAGGAGTGAATGTTACGGAACTATAACCCGTTCCAGATAATCTCATAGCATATGCAGCACTTGCTTTATCTAAAGTAAGTAGCTGAGTAGAACCAAATACTTGAGGATTTTCAATAATTCCAATCCGAGCAATTTGGTTACCTGTTATAAAGTCTGGGTTCTCAGCATCATTTTCAATTCGTGCATAAAGTAATGCACTAGTTGCACCCAATTCACGGTATATATCTTTACCATGACCACCTGGAGGTGGAATGATAACATCAAGAGTTGGTGGAGAAGTAGGAGTAGGAATAGATCCAGCAGCTAAATCAACGTTACCGTAAGTATAACCATATCCTTCATTAGATATAGTGACACTTTCTATTTGCTGGTCATTGTTTACAACAACTGTGCATTCTGCATCAAATCCATCACCCTTAATAGGAACTCTAGTATAAGTCTGGTTAGCAGTTCCTATACCAGTTCCTCTATTCTTAATAACAACAATTTTAATACCACCATCAACAGCGTTATTTCTAATAGCACTATCTGCAGTGTTTGTGCTCCATTCAGCAGGAACAGGCATAAAGTCTGTAGAATCAAACTTGATTAGATCTGCAGGTTTAATGGTATAAAGATACTTCCATATATAACCGTCACCAGAAGTACCAGCAATTCTTGGTTCTAAGTCTGTAAACGTTGGTTCGTCAAGAGATGGTTTACCATCAGGAGTTTCAGGTGTTGTTCCGTTCTGTAAACAAATGTAAACTTTGTAATCACTATTTACAACGAAATAGTTTCCAGTGTATAAGGTTGTTCCACCTGAATTAGCAGGTGCATTAGTTATACTATAATCTTGTCTATAATAATCGTATGTAGTACCTGAACTCCACTGGTTCTTTTGAACGATTTGCTTACAATCAGCAGGAGTTATTTTCTTAACCGCAATCATACTATCCCAATAATCATTAAGATCATTGAAACTATCGACTGGTGAAGGGGGAGAAGTATCCCAATCAGTTCTAATTCCTGTTGGATTAGGTAAACCTACGAATGCATAATAAGAATTGGTGTTTGTAGAAACACCTGCAACGAAATTCTTCGCATTCAATATTCGTATTTGATCAGTTATAATGGCGGACATTGAACCTAATGTAACACTTTTTTTACTATTTAGACGACATAATTTACAAACTTCAATGAAGCTCTTCTCTTAATCTGAGGGCCAGTCTTAATACCAGTAACACCGTCATTTGTATTGACGTAATATGACGTTGATATCATCCTACCTTCAGATTGAAGTCTACCCCAACTATAATCACCTATGAACGCAGTACTAATACCTTGATTTAATGTTGAGTATCCTACAGTATTCTGTAAACCGTTCCAACTTAACACTCTACTAAAGACTCTTAGTGAACTGTTAGTCTTATCCGATCCATATCCAACTGTTGTTATTCCAACATAATGTGAAACCTCGTAGATATTATCTAGAGCAGTAGTTCCAACACCAACATAAGTACCTGCCATATTTAGAGAAGTAACACCACTACCGAGATTAGAGCCACTAACCATGAAGTAATATCCAGTTTGAACACCACTTACGGTAATAGGATCAGGGCTTGTAATCCTACTATCTCTTAGAGCAGAGTCATCAGGAATCCAAAGATCAAATACTACAGCAGTTCCCACTCCAATCGCTGCTCCATTTGCGTCAGATATGTTCGAACATATACCAACACCAGTAACAATTCCAAAATCTCCTGTGTATGAGTCAACTCTATTTTCTTCTCTAACATATGTTGGTGGAGAAATTAGAACTTGTGGTGGTTTACCTGCAGTATATGCAATACCAGCAGTAGTAACAGTAATTGATGTAACAACACCAGAAGTAACTGATGCAGTTGCGTATGCCCTAGCAGTAGTTCCTACACCAGCGAGAGGAGTTCCACCTACACCAGTAGGAGTTTGAATACTAACAATAGGAGCAGTTATATATCCCCTACCACCCGTTGAAATAGCAACAGATGAGATTGTATTACCAACAGAAACTATTGCTGTTGCAGCAGCACCTGCAAGGTATTCATAAGTGCTACTTGCATTTACTATTTGAACATCTTTCTGGAATGATCTATCAACAGGGTTTTCATTTTCTTGATCAAAGAATGGTTTGCAATTATCTACCCATATTGTAGTAGATCCTACACCAACTGATTGAATTAGATATGCAGTTGGATGAATACCAGGTTCATATAGAGGTCTATCCTTACGAACAACTCTACCATCAATAATCTTATCTTCTGTCTGCTTAATCCATGTTACTGGTCTTATTTCAGTATCATCATCACCTAAACCAAGCCCAACATATGGGTTAGTATCTACAGCATCAGAAGATTTAACTTCAACAACTGTTCTTTCATTTTCTACAAATGTTCTTGAATTATATGCGGAATCATATTTAAGAACCAAATCATCACCACGTTTAACTGTTTCTACAATATCTCTATCTTTTACGTCTTCACCACCAGTTCCTCTATAGAAGAAGAATCT